GTAGTACTTCCTGTACTAGACGTTGTAGTTGTTGTACTAAAAATTGTACCTCCTATTTCAGATGACCCTGTGGAAAGTCCTGTACCCTCTGTGTCGATTGCAGTCGCACCAAGAATTGTTGATGTTGTTTCATCTACCATTGTTATTCTTGCTTCTCCAAACAACATAAGTTCATTTGTTGATGCTCTTATATCTGTCTTTCTTGGGGAAACAGAAATTCTTATGTAAGAACCTACATAAGAGATCGGTAAGAAATTATCAAGTGTGATAATTCCCTCATCATAGTTTATTCTTCCAGCCTTTTTATTTAAGTATATTCTATTATTACCCTCTGTGTAGTAAATCTGAATATCACCTTCTCCATCATCATCAAAGAAAGCATTGTATGTAACTCCCTCACTTTCAAAACCAAATGAGGAACTTTCAACAACTCCATAAATTCCATCCATAGGATGTGGATGTCTTAAATCAAATGCATTATTAAAGTTCAATGTATAGGTATAAGGGCGGTCAAGTAGAGGAGTAAATCTTTTCTCTATACGAATACTTGTTTGGTTTCCAAAGATAGAAGCATCAGTATCGTCAATAAATCTTTGAAACTTTGATATACGAAAACGAGTATTATTAAACTGTCCGAGATTTGATGACTCAAAGTTTGTTACTGTTGTCGAAACATTTTCACGAAGCTGTTGTCCTGATAAAGTTGTGGTGTCACTATTCCAACGAACTTCAATTGTTGGATTGATGTAAAGATATGTTGCATCAACAAAGACAGTTTCAAATCCAACAACATTATATTTTCTTAGTCTATCACCGATAACAGTTTTTCTTTGCTGTGAAAGATAAAGAGATGTTTCTGGTTTGGCTGCAATATAAACTTTTCCGTATGTTGGAGGGTCATTATTTTCTCCACCCCAAACTCTAAGTGATTTGATATCAGGAAAATCTCTTACAATAATTCTTTCATAATCTGACGTTGCAACTGCACGATTTTGTGTTTGATAATTTTTTGGTGCATTAAATTTAATACCCTCAATTGATTCTGGATTTGCTCCAGCAATCGCAGCTGAAGTTGTCGAAAATGTAAAGTTAGTTTCTCCACCAATATTTGCTGGTGCAGTAAATACAGCTGCACCATTTAATTTTTCTCCGTTACACACTCGATAGTCTGCAATAATTATATTTCCTGTTGTTAGTGCTTTACCAATAACTCCGTTTCCAAAAATTAATTCATATTCCTGTTCTTCTGTTTCTTGACAAAAGTAAACAGTACTGTTTGCGAATACTGAACTAATATCATCTGCCTTTGTATGCGTGATAACAGTTGTATTAGATGCACTTGTTTGAACAGAAACAGCAAGACTTGTTAAGTCTATGTTTTCATTGGGTAAAATGTACCGAGTATTTGCAGAGCCAACTGTAAATCTATGTGTAAGAGGTTCACCTTCTGTGATAGTAATGTTTGCAGAGAGAACTGTTGATGTTCCTACCTTATTAATAGTATATGCTTGTGGAGTGACAAACCTATAATTAATTCCCTCAACTGTTGCAGTAAACTGTGTATTCTTTGCAACCGTTATTGTATCTGTTTGTGTATTTCTAGGAGTAACATTGACTTGTACAATTGCACTTGCCCCTCTTGCAGAAGAAGGAGTGTATCCCAACATCTTTGCTCTTGAAACAACATTTGCACGAATCTGTGCAGAATCAAGAAACATTTCATTTGAAGCCATGTTTGTATAGATTGAATTATAATAAGTATTGTATGCAAGTAAATCTAAAAGATTTGAAATCGTAGAACCTTCAAAGTCATAATCTGTAAAATCAGACTGAGATGAAATATAGTTTTCAAGATTATTACGAATAGTCGTAAAATCTAATCCTGTTACATTGAGAACATTATTTGAAAGTGCCATTATCTTATTCTTTCTAAGGATATAGTTGTTGCTTCTCTGCCTGTTTGATTACGAATAAAAAATTCAATTGTCACTTCAAGAGTGTTTAAATCATCATTTGCATCTGTTCTCACATCTAGTATTTTAACTCTTGGTTCGTAGTTTTGTATTGCTAATTCTATTTGTTCTTTAACTTCCATTTCAACAATAGGGCCAAAACTTTCAAATAGTTTTCCCTTTATATTACCACCAAGAAAAGGTTTATAAGGTCTTTCATACTTATCCGTAAGAATTAGAAGTTTTAATGCTTGTTTTACTGCATCTGCATTTTTTAATACCGACAATCTTTTTGTTACAGGATTTTTAGTGAATTTAAAATTCAAATCCGAATAAAGTATTTTATTTGTTGCGGGCATTTAATTTCTCTCGATTTTTTACTATTTATAAGTTATTTTAACTGTTTAACCTACGGCATCTGCTATAGCATCTATTACTTCTTCATTAGTAGATTCTGTTATATCTAATTTATTTCTTCGTTGAGCTCTTACTAATGCCATTTGATCTTTTGTTGTTTGTTTTCTTCCTTCTGCTTCTTCGAGAACAGAAGCTGTGCTTTCTGAAAATTCTTTTGCTTTATCAGCAACTTTTTTTAATAAACCTAATCCACCCGAATCAGAAGGCATTTTTAAATTACTACTCAGTTCAATTAAACCAGCATCAGTTTTTATAAGATTGGGTAACTCTTTACATATATCAATGTCACCTAAGTTATCAAGTGCATCTCCGAGCATAGGAAAATCATCTGCTATTTCTCCGGCTATAGCTGCAGCTCCAGCTACATCTCCTCTTTTAATTGCCCTTTGAAGATCATCAACCTTAGAGATTGCACTAATTGCCCCTTTTATGTTTGATAAAGCACCAGCTGGTAATGCAGCTAACAAATCACCTTTTAACTGTATGATTTTCAGATCAATCGCAGTTTTTATTTGATTGATTTTATTTAATAAACCATCTTCGGTATCTTTAAGT